AATGAACAGTTTATTCGATTTTATCGTTGAGCCTTACGGCCAGCGATATAATAATGAAGTAAAAGTAGGTGACAAAAGCTTAATAATTAATACTAAGCTTGAAAGTTACAAATCTGTTAATAATATAGGAAAAGTTATTTCAACTCCCCTAGCATATAAAACCCCAATAAAATCGGGTGATCTTGTATTAATACACCACAATGTATTTAGAAGATTTTATGATATTAGAGGAAATGAAAAAAATAGTAGAGCTTATTTCAAAAATAATATGTATTTTGTTCAATTGGATCAAGTATATTTATACAAAAGAAACAATAAATGGAATGCATTTGGCGATAGATGTTTTGTAGCACCGCTAAAAAATTATGATGAAATTAACACTTCTTTAGAGCAAAGCCTTATTGGGATACTAAAATACGGTAATAGTGCGTTAGAAGCGTTAGAAATAAGCGAGGGGGACGTTGTAGGATATACTCCATTCGGAGAATATGACTTTATTGTAGATAATAAACGTCTTTATTGTATGAAATCTAATGATATTGTAATTAAGTATGAACGTAAAGGAAACGAAGAAGAATATAATCCAAGCTGGGCAAAGAGCAGTTGATGAGTTAATTAAGGTTGCAAAAGAGCCTATAGTAGATTCAGAAGATGATATATCTGCTGACAGACTAAAAAATGCAGCTGCTACAAAAAAGCTTGCTATATTTGATGCGTTTGAAATACTTACACGTATTGAAGAAGAAAAAAATATATTAGATAACAAACCTACAGAAAAAAAGGATAATACCTTTAGTGGATTTGCTGAAAGAAGATCTAAGTAATGTATAAACAAACATTATATAAAATAATCGAACCTATTAAACCTCAAGTAATTAAAAGGTTAAATAGGTATAAAAAATGGCAATATGGATACAATAAAGAATATGATATCATCGTTATATCAAAAACTGGTAAAATTGGTGAAGTATATGAAATCCAAAATCTTAGGATAGCATTACCCGCTGTAGACGATATTTATAAAAGATCTGATAAAAAATCAGAACAATACTGGGAGGTGTTTCCACACAGACCAGAACTAAAAAAAATTAAAACTATATTTGATTGGAAAGCTTACCCAGAAACATTCAAACAAAATTTACATGGATATATTGATAACGAATTCAAAAGACGTGAAGAGGGCTTTTGGTTCTATAATAAAGGTGTTCCTACCTATCTTACTGGTACTCACTACATGTATCTCCAATGGTCAAAGATCGATGTCGGCCAAGCCGATTTTCGAGAAGCAAATAGACTCTTCTTTATTTTCTGGGAAGCGTGCAAAGCTGATACAAGATGCTATGGAATGTGCTACCTTAAAAATAGACGAAGTGGCTTTTCTTTTATGGCGTCAGGGGAAACGGTCAACCTTGCGACAATATCTAGCGACGCTCGATTCGGTGTCTTATCGAAATCAGGTGCAGATGCTAAAAAAATGTTCACAGATAAAATTGTTCCAATCTCAGTTAATTACCCATTCTTTTTCAAACCGATTCAAGATGGGATGGACCGACCGAAAACCGAGCTTGCCTATAGGGTTCCAGCTTCCAGATTCACTAGAAAAAAGCTGGATACAAATGAGCAGATTGAAGAAATCATTGGGCTTGATACCACTATCGACTGGAAAAATACTGGTGATAACTCCTATGACGGAGAAAAACTGGCGCTACTTGTACATGATGAGGCGGGAAAATGGGAAAAACCTGAAAATATTCTCAATAACTGGAGAGTTACCAAAACAACGTTAAGATTAGGTAGTAAGATTATTGGTAAATGTATGATGGGGTCAACGAGCAATGCTCTTGACAAAGGTGGTAGAAACTACAAAAAACTTTATTATGACTCAGATGTTACCAAAAGAAACCGCAATGGACAGACTAGCTCAGGATTATATTCTTTGTTCATACCTATGGAATGGAATTACGAAGGATACATTGATACTTATGGATACCCTGTCTTTGATACTCCAGAACAACCAGTTAAAGGAATCGATGACCAAGAGATACAAATCGGTGTCATTGAACATTGGGAGAATGAGGTAGATGGCCTTAAGGACGACCCAGACGCACTTAATGAATTATATAGACAGTTTCCACGTACTGAAAAACACGCGTTCAGAGATGAAACTAAACAATCTTTGTTTAATTTAACAAAGATTTACGAACAAATAGATTATAACGAAGATTTAAAATACTCTGGAGTAGTAACTCAAGGTAATTTTCAATGGGAAGGCGGAATTAAAGATACTAGTGTACAATTTTTTCCTAGTAAACAAGGCAGATTTTTTGTTTCATGGGTGCCAGATGTACACCAGCAAAACAGATATATTATAAAACATGGTAAAAAATACCCTGCAAATGAGCATATAGGTGCTTTTGGGTGTGACTCATATGATATATCTGGAACAGTAGACGGTAGAGGATCAAAAGGTTCTCTTCATGGTTTAACAAAATTTACAATGGATGGTCCTCCTAATTTATTCTTTTTAGAATATATTGCACGGCCACAAACAGCAGATATGTTTTTTGAAGATGTTTTAATGGCATTACACTTTTATGGTATGCCTTTATTAGCAGAAAATAACAAACCTAGATTATTATATTATTTAAAAAGAAGAGGTTACAGAGGTTATTCAATGAATCGTCCAGATAAAACAATGTATAAATTATCAGTAGCTGAAAAAGAAATAGGCGGTATACCTAATTCTAGTGAAGATGTAAAACAAGCTCATGCAGCTGCGATTGAATCATATATTGAAAGTTTTGTAGGTTACAATAATGAACAATATGGATCAATGTATTTTCAAAGAACATTAGAAGATTGGGCTGCTTTTGATATAAATAATAGAACTAAACATGATGCTTCAATAAGTTCAGGTTTAGCTATTATGGCTTGCAATAAAAATAAATATAGACCAGTAGCTGAAGTTATTAAAGAAAAAGTAAATTTAAATTTTTCTAAATATGACAATAAAGGTTATAAATCAAAAATAATAATAAATGATTAATACAAGTACTAATAGTTCATTTCCAAGTCAGGTGGTACCTGTTGCGGAAAAGCTTAGTTGGGAATATGGCTTACAAGTAGGACAAGCTATTGAATACGAGTGGTTTAGAGGTGGAAGAATAAATAGTGGTAAATGGCATACCGGATATCAAAACTTTAACAGATTAAGATTATATGCTCGTGGAGAACAATCAGTACAAAAATATAAAGATGAGTTATCAATTAATGGTGACTTAAGCTATTTAAATTTAGACTGGAAGCCAGTACCTATTATACCTAAATTTGTAGATATAGTAGTTAATGGTATATCATCTAAAGATTATGATATAAAAGCTTTTGCTCAAGATCCGTTTTCAACAAAACAGAGAACTAACTATGCAAACTCTATTATGCGAGATAGCATAAAACAAAATTTAGGAGTTGATATATACAGCTCACTTGATCCAGCTAACTTACCTCAAAGTAAAGAGGAGTTAGAAGTTCATATGCAATTAAATTACAAACAATCAGTTGAAATAGCTGAAGAAGAAGTAATTAATAATGTATTAGATTTTAATAAATACGAATTAACTAAGAAAAGATTAGTTGAAGATATAGTTACTATAGGTATAGGAGCTGTAAAAACTAGTTTTAATAAGTCTGAAGGTGTTGTTATAGATTATGTAAATCCTGCTAATATGGTTTGGTCATATACTAATGACCCAAATTTTCAAGATATATATTATGTAGGTGAAATAAAATCAATAACTCTTGCTGAGTTAAAAAAGGAATTTCCTAATTTAACTAATGAAGATTTAAAAATGATTCAAAAATATCCCGGTAGAGAAGGATATCAAAGAGGGCCTTATAATAATGATTTAGTACAAGTTATGTATTTTGAATACAAAACTTATATAGATCAAGTATTTAAATTAAAACATACAGAACAAGGATTAGAAAAAGCGTTAGAAAAACCTGACTTTTTTAATCCACCACCAAGTGATAATTTTGATAGAGTTTCAAGATCAATTGAAGTATTATTTAGTGGTGCTAAAGTTTTAGGTGTAGAGCAAATGTTAAGATGGGAAATGGCAACTAATATGACCAGACCTAAGAGTGATTTAACTAAGGTTAATATGAACTATAACATTGTAGCTCCTCATATGTATCAAGGTAGAATTGATTCATTAGTAAATCGTATTACAGGATTTGCTGATATGATTCAATTAACATCTTTAAAATTACAACAAGTAATTGCAAGAATGGTACCAGATGGTGTATTTGTAGATGTAGATGGTTTAGCAGAAGTTGATTTAGGTAATGGTACTAATTACAATCCGCAGGAAGCTTTAAACATGTACTTTCAAACAGGTAGTATAGTTGGTAGATCTTTAACTCAAGATGGTGATCCTAATAGAGGTAAAGTACCTATTCAAGAATTACAAACATCAGCTGCTAATGGTAAAATACAATCATTAATAAATACTTATCAGTATTATTTACAAATGATTAGAGATGTAACCGGGCTTAATGAAGCAAGAGATGGTAGTATGCCAGATAAAGATGCTTTAGTTGGTTTACAAAAAATGGCTGCTAATGCTTCAAATACAGCAACTAAACATATATTAAATGCTGCTTTATATTTAACATTAAAAACTTGTGAAAATATATCACTTAGAGTTTCAGATATGATGGATTTTCAATTAACAAATGATTCATTAAAAGCAAGTATTGGTAAATTTAATGTAGCTACATTAAAAGAAATAGATAATTTACACCTTTATGATTTTGGTGTATTTTTAGATTTAGAACCAGAAGAGGAAGAAAAAGCTATGCTTGAACAAAATATTCAAATGGCTTTACAACAAAATCAAATATTCCTTGAAGATGCTATTGAT